CGTAATAGGTCAGCTCGGTCGTGTAGTTACTGTCTGGTGTCGGGACAATTCTAAATTGGCCACCGACCACACCAAAGAATTTGGGCTTGCCGCTGGCCGTGTACTTGGTCATCTCATTGTCAAGCGCATCAATGCTCAAAAACTGCAATGGGGTCTGGGGGTTTGTGCTTGTGAGCTTGAGGGATTTGGTCTCCAAAAAGTCGCTTGGAACAGCGCCATATTGCGCATCAAAAGACGCATTGGCCCTGACAATCATCTGCCTGGTGCGCAGTGTTCTTTCAATTTGCGCTTCGGCCAGAGAGATAAAGTCTGGAATGGCCGTGGTTAGGTCCGACCGATTAAGCCAGTCACCAATGGATGTCTTTAGTTCCGCGTATGTAGTCAGTGCCATTATTGGGCCTCTTTTTCCATCTCTTCTTTCACAATCCAAGTGTGTTCATGGCGAAACTCAAATGTGCCAATGTGGCCAATTTCTTTTGAAACGTCATGGTCGATGTAGACTTTGTAACCCAGCTCTTGAGCTTTCTTACAAAAGAACACATCTTCTCCCATGTAGCCTCTGGTGGTCTGCCATGGCATATCAAACCATGGCTCACTCATGCCCTCAAACACCTCGCGCTTGATCAGCATTATGCCAGTGCCAATGCTTCCCACCTCTTCCAATCCAGTCGATTCTGGCATGGTGTAGACCGATTGGCGCTTGCCATTCTCGTCATAGTTCTGGGCAGTTGGTCCAGTGGGCATTCTGCGCCTGGCACAGTTGGCAGCCACAATCTCTTTGTCATGCTTTAGCAGCCGCTGGACCATGTCTTGTGGAAAGGTCATGTCCGAGTCAATGAAAAGGATATGGGTGCAGCCTTCTGCCATGGCATCCAAGCAAAGGTCAGCCCTTTGGTTTTGGATAATCGTGCCTTGCATCAATTTCAGACTGATAGCGTCTTCAGTGTTGAGTGTGTGATAAGCCACCATATTCACCATGCAATAGGTGTAATTTGTGTGGACCTGATCACGGGCCGGTGTGCAGACTGCAATGTAATTCATACTTTCCCAGGTCGTGTTCTAAAAAATTGGTTGTCGGAGTCGTTGAGCCAGCGCTTCATATATTCCTGGTCATCGATCTTGCCCTCGGCCTTCATCTTGTAATAAAGGGATTCGGGGATGGATGCCACCAAGTGCCATTCACCAGTCCAATTGGCTTTCTCATCCACAGCGTTATAGATGGCCTTGTTGGCCTCAATCACCGCTGTGACATCTTGTTGAGTCTCAATGGTCACATCGCCAGTTTCAGCATTCTCATGCCAAATGCGTTTGATGCCTTGATCTTTGTTTTCGCTAAAAAGTCTTTTATGAATCATGTTAAAAAAAGGGCCAAGTTTCCCTGGCCCTTTCAGTTTGCTTCGATTAAGAAGTGATCAAGTCAGCGGCCAAACCATGGGCATTTTCAGCCAATACTTTGTGACCCCATTCCACGATCAGCATACGCTTTTCAGCATCGCCAGTCTTGGCCAATTCAACTTGCTGGTAAGGGCGCAGCACTGTCATCTTGGCGTAGTCAGGATCGATCACCCATGCATCACGCTCACGCTGGAAGCGGTTGGCGATAACTTGGACATTGCCAAAGTCAGAGACATAAATGTCAACTGCACCGACCAATGTGGCAGGCTTTGCACCGCCATCAATGTTGAAACGGCTGGAAGCAATACCAGTGAAAGATGACACGCGCTGTTTGTTAACAGGACCGCACATCAAAATCTTAGGTGTACCACCTTGTGTCCACACTTTCTGAATCACATTCTTAAGAATGGTTTCAGTAAATGTGCGCACTGTGCCATCTGTACGGGCGCTGTTTGGCAGCGTTGTGTAAGATGGATCAGCACCGCTAGAACCTTTGTCGGTGTTTGTCTTAACAAACGCGCCCAAAGAAGCAGTCACGCGAGCTGTGGTCGAATCACCAGCAACAGCAACACCGCCATTCAACATCACGAATTCTTGGTCGCGACGTAATTCAGCGCCCCTTTTCGCAATTTGATAGGCCAATTCTGAGCGCCTGCCTGCCTTGTTGACCACCTCTTCAGTAGCTGACAAGATGATTGTCTTGCGTGAAATCTGTGCGTAGTTTTGCAAACGCACAGTAGCAGTCACAGAGTCAAACGATGCAACATCGTCACCCTCTAACTGGGCATTGGCAGCAGCTGCGGCCAATGTATCGGTCTGATATTCAAACAATGCGTTGGACACGTTTTCACGGCCAATGTTTGACATATAAGGTGTTTCTTCGGGTGCAATATTTGTGATGATATTGCTCAAGTCTTCGCGGATGCCCTTGGCCGAATAGGTCAAGAACGTGTTACTTACGATAGCCATAATTTCCTCATTTCAATAAATGTTCAATTGCAGAAGCCGCATCATCGATGCGACCAGTTTTTGCAAGACGCTGCTTTGCTCGCACACTCTCAGTTGTTGTCGAAACCCGACCAGCTGCACCAGGCTTGGCTGTTCGTGGGCCATTGTTCACCACAGGCTTAATGCCTTGGCGCTTACTTACCATCTGGTCAAACAGTGCCGCTTTACGCAGCAGTAAAACCAGTCGGTGGTCGTAAACGCTCTTCAAATCTTCATCGGTAAAGCCTGCTGCCTTCGCAGACTCAATCACCAGCGCCTTTTCGGCCTTTGCCTTCTTGGGGTCTTTCCAATCAGGTAAGGCTGCCAAGAGAGCTTCTTGCTGGCTTGCAAGCTGGGCTTCCATGGCGCGCTGCTGTTCATACTGGGACACTTGAGAGAGTCGTTGCTGTTCGGACTGAATAGCACCAAGTTTCTCTTGTCTCTCCCGCATGACTTCCTTTTGCCTCACCCACTCGATAGGGTCCTCATGGTAGAGGCGCTCCAAATCGATTTGAGGCTCTGAAGACTGAAGTTGGGCTTGCAATGCTCCCAACAATTGAGCATATTGCTCACGTTCGGCTCGGACTGCTTGTGTTTCTTGCTCGGCCTGCTTTCGCACTTCGGCAATCTGCTGCGTTTTCCGAGTGTAGTCCTGAGTTCTTGAATAGCCCTTCTGGAGTTCGTCTAGCGTGACAGAAACTTCCTTGCCGTCAACTTTGACAGTGAAAGTCTGTGGCTGTTCGCCCTCTTCGGTCTCTTCCTGTTCTTCGGACTGTTCTTCTAAGGTCTCTTCATCTGGCGCGTCTTCCACACCAGACTCATCCTCCTCAGAAGCCGCTGCCTCTAAGTCCTCTTCAGACTCTTCGGCTGGCTGCGTCTCGTCAAGTTCTGCTTGTCCCTGTTCGGGGGCTAACATTGCCGAGATAGCACTGGCCGCATCGGCCATATTCATTGATTGTATTTCTGCCATAGTATTTTTTTAAATTAGATTTTCTGTGATTTGCTTATCGCATTCTGTGCAATTTTTCCGTTGTCCATTACTTTGACCAACTCTTGTCTTAGGCCGTCAATGGCCTGCAACATACACCATGCTGTCTCGCGCCTCGCAGACTCTTCGGGTTTCGATGAACGAAATGCCCAAAGTTGGTCGCCTTCCAATTTCGCAATTGCTGCATTGAGGGTTTCATCCTCAAGCAGCTGCTTGGCCTTTCGGCCTTTGTTTACCAGGTCTTCATTTGTCACTTACTGTGCCATTCCTTGAAAGGTTGATGGGGGCATCATCTCAGGCGCTGGTGGCTGCGGCTGGGACACAAACTGTGCCGCCTGCTGCTGGGCCAACAATGCCTGCTGACGCATTGCTTCACGATCAATATTCTGCGCAGCGTCAATTTCCGCTGTGCTGATCTGTGATTTGTACTTTAACTCAATTTCATACTTTTTGAGATACAAATCTTGAGCCATTTTGTCGCGGGTCAGATCGTCATCCATGATCATCTGCTGGCGCTTTAGCTCAAGCTCTGCTGCTTTCTTCTGGATATCTGCCTTGATCGACTCGGCCTGCACTTGGGCCAGCACCTCTTCGGGGCTTGGCTTTTGTGGTGGCGTGGGTGGCACATAGTCGGCAGGGATATTTTGGAAAAAGCTGGTTGAGTCTTTGAAGCCAGATAACTCTACGATTTTGCGTAGGGTATTACTGAATTGCTGTGGCGTGACCAATGGATTCGTTGGGCCAAGCTGCTGCAATATTTGCTCTTGCTTGGACATGATCATCATCAGTGCTTGCAGTTTCTCGTTGGTGTCGCCATTGCCCAGGGCAATATTGATGTTGGCATCCATGCTGGTGTCCCAGAATCTTGGATCGATCTGCACCCACTCATTGCGCATTCGCACCATTCTGGCCTTGTCTTGGTGCGTTGTGGCCAAGAACAAAATGCCCTTGAATAGCTTTTTCATGCCTTCAGCCAGAATGCGAGCTGTCAGCTCAATGCGGCCTTGGCTGGCATTGATCGTTGCGTTTACAGCTGCTTTGGTGCTTGACTGCAATGCATCAGCATTCAGACCCATGGCCGCCTTGCTCATGCCCGTGCGATCTTCTTTGATCTGGTCCATGTATTCCATCATCGGGAATGCAGCCTGACCCACAAATGGAGTCGTCAAAGGCTGGACCATGCCAGGCGCGCGCATTCTGATAATTGCACCCGTCTCATTGTTCAAGACATCATCGATGTTGACTTGGCCTTCGACCACCGCTGTGCGCGGGTGAATGCTCTGGGCCAGACTGTCCAATGTGTTGCGGAGTATTTCTGACTTGATTTCTTGCAAGTCGCGAGTAATGTCAAAAATCGACATGGCCTCAAGTGGGCTTGTGTGTGGCTCTGGGTCGCAGGGAAAGTCAGCAAAGGGAATGTAGCTGGCTGGCAGATTTCGCACCACCTTGTAGCCACCACCCATGCAGCAGACCTTGCGCAGCTCTGCAATGCCATCGCCATCGTAGTCAACGCGGGAATAAGCCTCGATGTAAAGCACTCTGCGCATCATGGGATTGGCAGCGTCATTTGTGCCAAATGTTGTGGACAGTGGCTGGCGCGCCAAATACTCGTCATTGCTGTCCAAGTCAGTCGTTGACAGATTCTCTTCAATTTCATCCTGGTCATAACCCATGGCCAACAAATCAGCCACAGTGGCCATCTGCCGATGGGCAATGATGGTTGAGTCGTCAAACGATCTGGCGCGTCTGTCCAGTAGCAGCTCTTCGGGTGGCACGGCCATGATCCTGATCCGGCCATCCTTTGTGATGCGCTTGATCTGCACATCATGGATCATTGGTGCAGGCATGACCATGGGCTGGCCAGTCATAGGGTCCACAGTTGTCAGCTGTGCTTCGTCAATGGCAGGGTCTGGGTAAGACGTAATGATCTTGACCTCACCACCAGGCTCTTGCATCAACATCTCAAGGGTCTGGTCATCGAGGCCGGTGTACTCTTCAATCCGGACCTTCTCCTCATCCTCCCACCAGAATTTGGCTATTCCGCATTTGCGAACCAGTGCATCCTTAAAAATCGCATAGCTCGTCAGAAACCCGTTGTTGTCGTTTTGGAAAACATAGTTGGCGTAGTCGGTCGCCTGCTGGGCCATCTTCACATCTTCTGGTCCACGGGGTGCAAACTCGACCACATTCTCAGAATTAAAGAAAACGCGCATCAGACTTGGCAGCATGGCCGAGACAGTGTCCCGCACTTCCATGGCCACCACCTTGCTGTTGCCTTCGACCTCATTGCCAAATA